TTCCTAATAATTTAAGTCCGTATAATATACCTACAGCAGATAGAACACCTGTAATACCTTGGTCTATCCACCCTAAAGTTGCACCTGCAATCAACAAAGCATAAAATACATATGTCTTCCAGTTCCAAACATAATAAAACCAACCGTGTTCTTCTTTTGTTGGTCCAAAATCTAATTTAGGTTTCTTATTCTTCATATTACAAATACTTTCTTTGATTGATTACTTATAATATTAAATGCTGTACCATTTTCTATCTCTTTCAATGTGAATTGATTATTTGCTAATAGTTTTAACCATTCGTTTACATTATCTATAGTAGGTTTCAAAGGGTCATTTATAAACTCCATATATCTTGTTGATACTGGCCATGCAACGTTTCTTGTGTCACATATTACAGGTACACCCTCCAGTACTGCGTCAACAGCTGCTAAACTCATATTAGTAACCAAACAGTGAGCACCCTCTAGGTCGTCTTGGATTGGTTTTCCCCACCACTCATTATCTGGTCTAGGTTTATTTCTAATTCTTATATCTCTATTGGTATACTTTTTTATTTGATCAACAACACTGTCTATCCAATCTCCTTGTGTCATACCATTGTGTTTGTAAGTTACTGTTTCAGAGGAAGGACAAACTAGTATATGATCTCCTTCTCCTTGATTCCAATTCTCAAAAATACTTTTAATACCTTTTTTATCTAATTGTTTTATTCTATCACCACCACCTCTTTTAGAACCTGTTAGTGTATGTATTCCACCTTTTACAATTCTAAAATAAGTTTTATCGTAATCGTTTATTGTAGGTGAAGGATATCTTGTAATTTGTTCAGTTAAATAACCTGTATCAACATAGTACCATTCTTGTTTATTCTTTTCTAATTCTGTTATCTTTGCTACATTATCTCCACCTAATCCCCAAAAGAAATGGGTATCTAAACTAGGATGTGGCCAACCTTTTTCAAAACTAGGCCAAATTTCATGTGATAGACAATCAACTCTTTGCATTCTATGTGTATAAATCATAATAGTCTTTTGTGTACCTCACCTGTATTTATTTCACTCATTTTCCATTGTGTGTATGCTGTATTGTATAACCATTGTGTTCTATTAATCTCTGGCATTACCTCGTTTTCTAATACATGCAATGAGTGAAAAGAAACTGGCCATGCGTGTGATGTTTCTGATAGTGTAATAGTAGGCACACCCTCACACACTGTTTCTACCAAACTATTACTTGAATATGAAATGGCTACTCTAGCATGATCTAGGTCTTTGTATAAGTCTTTACTACTAGATTTATTAAATTCTTGACCAACATTTTTACTAAAAAGAATTGTGTTTCTTACAGGTAGTTTTAATAGTGTTCTTAAATACTTTAAAGGAAATCTAGGGTGTACTCTAATCATAATATCTTCAGCACTATACTTTGATATTTCCATAATAGTATGTCTTATCCAATTTTCATAGTCATTGGTATATCTACAAAGATCATTTAAACTAGTATCTTTCGGATTTTGTAATAGTAATAAAATATAATCACCATTTTTCTTCCAAGGTTTTATTTCTATATTTTGTTCTTTCTGTATTTGTAACCACCTATCAGATTTACAATTACTATTATTAAAGTAACCTTTATTGTAAGTATAACAATTTTTACCAACTCTATAGTAGTAATCTGGTTTTTGTATATTTAAATTTTGTCTAAATGTTGCTTGTTCTATAACTAGAGTAGGTTTCTTTTGTTTTATTATCCAATTATATCTATCAGCATTAACTGTTTTCATAACACCTAATATGTTTGTTTGAATATATGCGTCTGCTTTATGATTATCTCTATCTGACCATTCTATTAATTTAAAATCTTCATGTGTGGGAAAAACATAATGATTGTTTTCATTAAAAGGTCCTTTGATACCTATGATCATAAGTTTACCTTTGTTGTTTCTTTATACAACTTATGCCATTCGTCTGAATAATCTTGATCTCTAAACTCTTTGTACCAAGGACCACCAAGTGTCCAATGTACGTTTTTTGCGTCTTTATTATATTCATATTCACTTACTAACCAATTCCACTCTAATGGTAGAGGACCTATCAATTCTTCTCTTAATACCCATTTAAACTGGTGTAGATCAAGTCCACTGACTGTATTTACAAAATCTGGTGTTAGTTGTGTACATTGTGAGTTATTGAAAAGCATTAAGCTAGACCAGTTCTTTTTAGGAAATGCCTGGTTTTTGGCGCCTCTGAATTTTATATCTTGTTTAGGTGTATAATCATGTTTACAACACATAACAGAATATTTGGCTAGTTCACCCCATGGTGAGTAAAAACATCTTTTCCACAACTCTGCAATATCAGTTCTAAACATCATATCACAATCCATATAGATAGACCAACCTTTATACTTTGATATATAAGGTACTAAAAATCTACTAAATGAAAAATCTGTTGATTGATTTGATTCTCTTTTTCTTGTGAATTTTGGTATATTATTTAAACTTAATGGTGTTATACGTACAGGTTGGCTAGAAAACTTTCTAATACTTTCAGATAGTGTGTGATAGGCTATCTTTTCGCCCTCATCATACCCTATATAGATATCAATCATAATCTACTTTCTTTACTTTTACCTGTTTTCTTTCTAGACCCTTTTGTATGATCGTATATATTACCTAATATTGATCTTGCTTGTACATGGCCAACTCTTCCATCTCCTATGTCATAGTTCTCTATGCCATAATCTTCTTCAAATTTAGTTCTAACTATATCAAATATAAATGAATCGTGTTGTTCATCTTCTTTAAATAATAAGTTATCATCATACATCTTTCTCATATCTATGGCAAATTGTTTTATAAAATTATGTTTCATATTGAAATACATAAAACCACATTCACTATAAGTTGGTCTTTCTAGATAAGTTATCATACAATCTTCTCTATGTAAATGTTTTTTTACCCATGCCTCATCAATCTTTTTATAAAATACACTGTCTGCGTCTATGAATATAAGACCATCACAATCTCTTGTCGTTAAGATTGCCTGTGTATATGCATATACTTTATAACTAAATCTTACTGCGTCTTTTTGAAAACTTAAAGGTATATCTACTTTGTTTCTATCTACAAATTTTTTAAGAGTTGGTATCTCGTCATACATACCCTCATCTTCATTGTATATTTCTAATTCAAATGGCCAATTATAAGTAGATTGAAATCTATGAGCATATTCTTTAAATAGTTTATTATTCCAGGTACTAACTACTTTTATTTTCATGTCCTACCTTTTGTATATAATAACTATCAACAATATCGGATAAAGGATTACCACACTTTGGTGTATCCAATATTTGCTTTAAATCTATTTTGGTATCTTTTAGAAAGGATTCGTACATCATGTCTTTGTCTGCGTTTCCTTTTCCTGTTGCGCCTTTTTTAACAACACTCGGTACAACTGTATTGTAATTAAGACCCTCATAAAGTATCCTGTATTTGAGGATGCCACAATTTTCAGCAATTTGAAAAAGACCCTGGCCTTTAGAACCGTATGAATAGCCTTCAATATAAATTTCTTTAGGAGTATTAATGGGAGTGAGTATATCAAATACAAAATCTGAAATATAAGTAAATCTTTCAATAGGGTCCTTCCATTCTTTGTGTTCATAACCAATTATATTATCACTTTGTTTTCCTATCCACTTTTTTTTAGTAGTTAGGTAATAAAAATTTAGTTGGCCATCATTTATACAGACAGCCGGACTTGTTAAACTATAATCAATTCCAACTCTCGTGTTCGGCTTCGTCTGGTACTTCACTGTCATGTTCTTCTTCTACCTCATATCCACAAAAGGGACATGTTAAAGGAGGCAAATCATATTTGTCCTCGTCCCATTCTATAGTATATTTAGTATGGCAATTGGAACAGTGTTTTGAGACTTTATCCATTACAGTTTGAATTTTTTAAATTGATTTTTAGTAACGTCTTGTTTTATACCACCAACTACATAAGATTCAATTTCTGTTTCTTGTGGTGCATTTTGAGCTGATCTACTATTTAACCAGTGTTCCATCCACGGTAATGGATTAGTTTTCTGATCATAAGCAGGCGTTAGACCTATCGTTTTCATACGTCTATTCGCCATGTATTCTACAAATTGGTGTAATAATTTTTCTGATAGACCAATCATAGAACCTTTGCTGAACAAATAAGTTGCCCAACGTTTCTCATCGTTTACAGCTTGGTCATACATTTTGTAAACTTCTTTTTCGCTTTCTTTAATAATTTTCGTAAAGTCTTTATCATTTTCATAGTCTCTCCAATTGTTAATTATTCTTTGTGACATTGCTAAGTGTTGGCTTTCGTCTCTTGCGATGAAAGATATAATCTTAGCAGAGCCTTCTAGTTTTTTTAATTCACCAAATGCAAATGAACAAGCAAATGATACATAGAATCTTAAACCCTCTAGTATGTTAACTGATACCATTGCAAGGTACATTTTCTTTTTAAGTTCATATAGATCAACTTTGTCTGGTGATAGTGTCCATTCATATCCTTTTTTAATTAGATCATCATAAGTTTTAGTTACAGAGGCTGCTCGTTCCTCAATTTTTTTATCTTCTAAAATCATCACATCATGATTCCCTTTAATACTTTGAACTTCATATTGAATAAGTAATTCAACAACACCGTTAACATCGGGATAATAACCGCAAGCATCTCCAAGAAAAAATATCTTATCAACTTTTTCATTCAAATATT